TATAATTGAAGAAAAAAAAGAACCCTATACTGGAATATTCATATAATTAAAAAAATCGACCCGAGAACCCTTATAAACAAAGGGTAAAACAATTTGTGTATATCTTATTGACATTTATATATAATCCTTCATACTATACTCATGATGATAAACAATCAAGAAAGGAGAAACAAGATGAAAATAACAAAAGGAATAGAAATAGAAGGCATATCAAAAATTGATAGAGCAACATTAGCCAACAAAATGACTAATGAAACAGAGGTTTTAATTCAATCAGAAAATTACAACCACTCAACAAGAAATCACTGGAAAATGGTTTACGATTCTTCAATCAATACTGAAACTGATTACAGAAATGACTTTGAATTGGTATCACCAATCCTAGAAAATCTTGATGACTTAAAAAAGATTACAGATTGGTTCAACTCAAACGAAATTACAAAGGTTAACAAATCAACCGGACTTCACATCCACTTTGGAATCGATAAAGCAATGGATGATGCAAATCTTACTCCAGACCAAAAACTAAAAGCAATCAAAAATCTTTTAATCACATATACAAAATTTCAAGATGATATAAATTCAATTCTTCCAATGAGCAGAAGAAAATCAAATTGGGCTAAAAGAAATGATTACAAATTAAGACTAAGAAATGCAAGAACATCACCACTAAAAAGATATTCAAAAGCATTAAACAGATGCCAAACAATTAGAGAAATCCACACAGAGGTACACGGAACAAGATATACAGCAATCAACTTAACAAACTTCATGAGCAACGGGACAATCGAATTCAGACAACATTCCTCATCACAAGATTTTCTAAAAATTCAAAAATGGATTGAACTTCTAGAAACAATGATTGAATTAGCCATCAAAAAAGCAAAAGCAAACAAAGCAATATCTCCTGCCATGAAAGCAGAAAATTCATTTGACCAACTTTTCAAAAGAAGATTATCAAATGATTCATACAGATACTTTCTAAACAGAAGAGCAGAACTAAATCCAGAAAATGAGGTGACAATATAATGAAAGAAATTACAATTTACAAATGGGGAAAAAGCTATATTATTTCTAAAACCCCAGATATGGCAGTAGAAAAGATGATGGAAGATATATTCAATCATCACGATATTCCACAAAATTATATGAAATCAGTAGCAGAAAGAATATACTTATGGGATAAAACTATTATTGATACAGATGATGCAGATTCTTTTATCAATTCATTGATAGAGAATGGCTTTCTTATTGAATCCGGGAGATATAATTAATATGCTATATTTCGCCTATGGTATGAATACCAATCAAGAATCAATGGCAATGAGATGCCCAAAAGCTAAATATTTGGGTAATTATACTCTTTACAAATTTCTATTACAATTTAGAAGAGTTGCAGATATTGATTTTACAGGAAACAAAAAAGATAAGGTTATTGGTACAATTTGGGATATATCTAAAGACTGCGAAAAATCATTAGATATTCTTGAGGGTTTTCCAACATTTTATGAAAAGCAATATATAAAAACCAAAAAAGGTAAGATGATGTTTTATATTATGACACCAAGAAATAAAACCAGATTAGAAACACCCAGTCAATATTATTATAAAATGCTATATGATGGATACAGACAACATAAAGTAACAACTCATCAATTAATATCTTCATATAATCGAGCTGATGACTATGAAAAATTAATTGAAAAAGATTATCAATATGGTTGGAGTTTTAATCCCCCAATCAAGATAATCAAAAGAAGATAATAACCCACCAGAACCCTGTAAATGACCCATATAAGAGAGATAATGAATAAAATGATTGATTATATTCAATTATTAAAATCTCTATGTTATTATATCTTTATGCCTAGCTATACAACAGTTGCAAATGTTCAAGATTTATATCCCAGAGTTGGGAGTTTATCATCAGTTAATAGTGCAAGTATTGCATTTTATATTGACCAAGCAGAAAACGAAATTAATGGTTATCTTGCTAATAATTACACATTACCATTTTCAGCATCCCCACCTATGATAACAACTCTTTCAACCGAATATTCTTTAGTTAAAATTCTGGAGAGATTTTTCACTCAAGAGGTGGGGAGCCAAAATGCTTGGGTTGCAGAAAGAAAAAAATATATTATTGATACATTAAATAAATTAAATGAAGGTACTTTAGGATTAGTTACATCATCTGGTGAATTATTGGTTTATAATTCTGGCGATACAATATTTAGTAATACTATGCAATATGACCCAACATTTACAATGCTTGATGAAACATTACAACAAATAGATTCTGATAGATTAAATGATGAATATGATGCAGTAAAAGATGAAGAATGGAATCCTTTTTATTAAATGTCTTTAAAATTAACAAGTTCTGGTGGACAACAAATACAAAATAAATTAAATGTTGTGCAAAGAGGTATTAAAAATCCGCAAGTTCCACTTAAAAGAATTGGCATAAAATTATTAAATCTTGTAAATAAAAACTTTCAAACAGAATCAAATGATGGCGAAGGTTGGGAACCATTATCAGAAAATGCAATTGCAAGAAAAGGCAGTAGCAGAATTCTTGTAGATACTGGAAATTTAAGAGCAAGTTTTATGTATGAATTAAAAGGCAATGATACTGTTGTTGTTGGTTCTCCAGTATTTTATTCTGAATTTCACGAATTTGGTGATGGCAATATACCACAAAGAAAAATGCTACCAAAACCAGATAAAGCATTAAAACTTGCAAAACAAGAAATGCAACAATATCTGGTGGAATTAACTCGTAAATAAGTATATTATTAATTTATGGCTATAATTGATTATCTTGGCATAGAACAGGCAATAAAAACACTTTTAAATAATGATGCTAGAACACAAGATTTACTCGTTGAGATTGAACCACCAGAAGCCATAAGAACAGATTCTTGCCCATATGTTGGTATTTATTTAGATAGTTATGAAACACCAAGTGAAGATGAATTAATCGGTGGTACAAAACCATTTAGAACATTTTTAACTATTGAATTATGGATTTATGATTTTAGTTTGGAAAATTTAGATGGAGCAAGTAATCGTGATGTTTTATTAGGAAAAGTAAAAGAAGTTATGAAAGAAAACAGAACAATATCCGATACTGTTTTAGTAACCAGATTTCTTGGTGGCAATTATGACAACCAAAAAAATACATCTGGTTTAGGTTTCTTTAAAGGAGTATCATTAAGATTACAATGCGAGGTTAGAGAATAATGAAAATTAAATTTATAGTTGGCGATATATCAATTATTGGTTTTGGAAAATCTCAATTAAACAAAACAATAGAATTGCCAAAAGAATTAGCAAAATCACTTATAGAAAGCAATATTGCAATCGAAGTTAAAAAAGGTAAAATTAAAACAGGCGAAAAGCCAAGAGAGGTAAATTAACATGGGCTACGGAATTGGTGGCTATATATCACTAAGTTTACAAAGCAGTGCTGGAACAGCAACAACTAATAGAGTATATGTGCCATTTAAAAGCGAATCATTAACAGAAAATATAGAACCATTACAATCTGAGAATTTAAAAGGTTTATTTGATAATCCAGATACAATTACTGGCATTAAAAATATTACTGGGGATATTATATTTGAACCACATCCAATTTATTTAGGACATTTTTTAAAAGGTGTATGTGGACAATCATCAACTACCTTTTCTACTTCTGCCGCAATCCATGAATTTTTACCAAGACAAGTAGATTTTGATGAAACAGTAGCATTGCCACCATATACAATAGAAGTATATAAAAGTGTTGGCGATGCTTTTAGATATACAGATGCACAAATACATACATTGCAAATTAATTTAACAGCAGGTGCAATCGCAGAATGTACTGCAACAATTCATGCTAGAACAGCAAGTGGAATTGCAAAACAAACACCAAGTTATATAGATGCAGACCCATTTACTTGGGATACAGTTTCTTTACAAGTTGGTGGTAGTGCAAATGGTGAATTTGAATCTGCAACAATTACATTAACAAACCCAATAGAAGGGGTTCCAACTCTTAATGGTGAAAAGACTGAAGCTAAACTTAAAAGAAGTGGCTTTAGAACAGTAACAGTTGCAGGTGACCAAGATTTCAGTAATGAAACACAATCAGATATTTTTAAAGCACAAACAAGACAAAGATTTTTATTTACATTAACAGGTGGTGATATTGGTGGTAGTAAAAATAACCAACTAACTATTGATATGCCACAAACAAATTATACGGCATTTTCATTCCCAATTGGTGGTGCAGGAAGAATCACAGCATCATATGATGGAAATGGAGAATATGATACAAGTTCTAGCTATTCTGTAAGATTTACATTACAAAATACACAAGCTAGTTATTAGGAGAAAAGCATGACTTTCACATTAGGTGGTACGGAATTCGATATCAAACCTGCCAAAACTAAATCCATTCTTGCGATAGAAGATAAACTGGGCAAAGGTTTATCACAAATAGGAAATGATATAGCATTTTCTGATATTGTTATTATTGTGCAATGTGCAATACAACAAGATAATGAAATTGCAGATAATTGGGTTGCAGAAAATACAACTATTGCAGAGATGTCTGCATTTACGGAAGTAATGAATTATTTTTTGGCGATACCGAGTTAATAAACAAACGATATTTAGATATATATGATTTGTTTGGAATAGAATATGGTTGGAGTAAAAGTGATTGCCTAGAATTAACGACTAATGAAGTAAATTATTTAGTCAAAAAAATACAATATAGGCATCAAAAGAGGAAATAACTTGGCAGACAATAAAATATCTTTAGCCGTTAGTCTTAAAGACCAAGCAAGTCAGGGTTTAGATAAACTTCGTGGCTCATTAGGTTCATTCGGTAAATTATTAAATGGTACAGCTTTAGCAGTCGCCGCCTTAGGTGCTGCCTTTACAAAATTAGCTTTCTCCGCCGCAAGTGCAGGTGATGATTTTGCAAAAACTGCAACAAGAATTGGTACAACTGCACAAACATTATCACAATTAACTTTCGCCGCAGAAATTGGTGGAGCAGGAATGTCTACTGTCGCCACATCTTTAAGAATATTATCAAGAAGAGTAAATGATGCTAATAATGGATTGATGACATCAGTTCGTTCTTTTTCACAAGCTGGTATTGCAGTAAGAAAACATAATGGCGAATTAAAAAATGCTGAAGAATTATTACTTGATGCCGCAGATGCTTTTAAAGATATGGAAAACCCAATTGAAAGAACGGCACTTGCAATGGAATTATTCGGTAGAAGTGGTGGTGATTTAGTACCAATATTAATAACTGGTAAAGAAGGCATCAAAGATTTAATGCAAGAAGCAGAACAACTTGGTATAACTTTTAATGAAGTAGAAGCCAAACAAGCCGAAGATTTTCAAGATGCTTTATTAAGATTAAAAAGTGTATTTATAGGTTTAGGAAGAACAATTGGTAAAGTATTAATACCAATATTTACAGTATTATTTGATTTTGTAAGAATCTCTTTATTACCTCTACTTGGATTTTTAAAAACATCCATAGATTTATTAGGCATTGCTTTTACAATTTTATTTAGCCCAATAAGAGCAATTATAGATTTCTTTCAAGATTTAAGAAATAAAATAAGAGGTCTTACTAATGTTGGAGATAAATTAAGAAATTTCTTTATTAAACTTTTTAATGAAGATATTCCGAGTGAAGAAGAATTAGAAAATAGAAAAAAGAAAGTACAAGAATTACTTGGAGTTATTGAAGATTTTGAACCACCAACAAGTATTTTAGGAGCAGATATTGCTGGTATCTCACCAAGCATGGAAGCCGCCGCAGAAAAAACAAAAGGTGCAAGCCAAGCACTTTCAGAATTTGGAGCTAATGCAAAACAAGCAGAAGAAGGATTAAGATTAGGATTTAAGGAAGCATTTGATGAGGCATTTCCTAAAGAAGGTGGCACATTAGACCAAGCTAAAAAATTTGGTGAAACTGTTGCAGATAATGTTATTACAGCTATTGATGATGTTGGATTAGCAATGGCAAATGCAGTTTTAGATGGCGAAAATTTTATGGATAGTTTAAAAAGCATATTTAAAGGATTAGCAAGAATGATTGTGCAACAAGTCGCAATAATGATTGCCCGATTAATTGCTTTAAGAATAGCTATGGCCGCCGTAGGCATGGGTCCAGCAGGTATGGGTGGATTCGGAATGGGTATCGGTGGAGGTTTAGGTGGAATAATTAGTGGATTTACAAAGGGTATTGGAAGTGTAGCAAAAGGACTTAAAAAAATAAGTCCATTTGCAGATGGTGGTAGACCACCACTTAATCAACCATCATTAGTTGGAGAGAGAGGACCTGAGTTATTTGTTCCAGATAGTGCAGGTACAATTGTACCAAATGAAATGTTGGGTGGTATGCAATCTATAGGAGTTGTAAATATATTACCAAATGCAAGTATAGATAAAGCACTTACAGATAAACCAATGTCATTTTGGGTAGATTTAACACAACAGAAAATACTTCCAGCTTTAAATAATTTAGGTCAAAGTGGAAGCACAACTACTTTAAATTTTAGGAAGGCAAGATAATGGCAATGTTAATTGGCATACCAAATTCTGGATATATAACATTAGATGAAGTTGCTGGATATGGTTATACATTCAATAAAATATTAGATAAGAAAGATATAAGAACAAAAGGTGGTTCTTTATTTACCTATATTACACCTGCAAGTGGATATCGTTCTTTTTCTATACCAATGACATTAGTTGCATCATCAGATGTAAGCATTGTAAATAGTTTTTTTGAAACAGGAGCTGATTTAAGATTTATAGAAGATGACACCTTTCCTAATAGCTTTTATACAGTAAGAATTACAGGGGTGCAAGAACCATTTAATAAATTTGTGCAACCCTATTTTAGACAATTATATTCAGGCACACTTACATTTGAAACTATTTAATAACAAAGGTAGAATTTAAACATGGCACATATTTATGATACAGCAAGACAATTCTTTGCAACTGGTAGTATTAATTTAGCAACGGCTACAATTGGAGTTACACTTGTTAATACTACACTTTATACATTTGATGCAGGACATGATATGTTAAATGACATTCCTGTAAATGCTAGAATTGCAAGTAGTTCTTTATCAAATGTTGCAGTATCATCTGGTAGATTAGATGCAGATAATATTGATATACCATCTGTTGCAGTTAATTCAGTTATTAATGCAGTAGTATTATTTATTTCAACAGCTAATTCATCAACAAGTCCATTATTATTTATTCAATCAGAAGGAGTTGGGTTTCCTGCTACACCAGATGGTGGTACTGTAACTGTTAATTTTGAAGCATCAGACCCATTTATATTAAAAATCTAATGGCATTACAAGGGTTAGTAGAAACTGGAAGTGTAATTCAAGTAGTTACATCTAATAAAACAGATACATTTACAACAACATCACCAGCTGAAACTGCTTTTGTAGATACGGGTTTAAGTGTTTCAATTACACCAAAATTTAGTAATAGTAATATTTTAGTTTTATGGAATATGTGTATTGGCTCAACTGCTGATAATGTAACATATATGAAATTACAAAGAGGAACAACTGATATACTACTTGGTGATGCTTCAAGCACTAGAATTAGAATGTCGCAAGGTCAAGGTGGTGGTTATGCAAGTAATCTATGGAAAATTGATGTTGCGGCAGGTTCATTTTTAGATTCTCCAGCAACAATTTCTGCAACAACTTATAGATGGGTTTGGGCAAGTAATGGTTTTGCTACATCAACTATGAATAGAAGTGGTCGTGACCATACAAGTACAAATGATGAAGATGGAAGAACTGTATCAACAATTACAGCAATAGAGGTAGCAGGATAATGGCAATAGCAGGAGCAATAGGAATTATTGGAGCAAATGAAATAGAAAATGGAGCTGTAACAAATGATAAATTAGCAGGAAGTATAGCAAATGCAAAATTGGCTAATGATAGTGTTACAGTAAATGGCACATCAATTGATTTGGGTGCATCAGAAACTATAACTGCTGGTAAAGTTTTACAAGTAGTATCTACAACTAAGACAGATGTATTCTCAACAACTACACAAACTACTTTTGTAGATGTAACTGGATTTTCAGTAACAATTACACCTAGTTCAACAAGTAGTAAAATTTATTTAGTAACAAATGTGCAGTTAGGTTCTAATGAAATGTTTTATATTAGATTTTTACGAGGTAGCACAGCAATAGCAATTGCAGATGATGATAGTGCAAATAGAGTTGAATCTACACAAGGTGGTGTTTTTCCAGCTAGTAATTCAGATAAGGTTGCACCTATGGGAGCAAGTTTTTTAGATTCACCAAACACAACAAGTGCTACTACTTACAAATTACAAATAAGAATGCATACTGGTAGTGCATTAAGATTTAATGCTTGTTTTAATGATTCAGATTCAAGTTTTACAGGTAGAGGAGTCGGAACATTAACTGCTTTTGAAATAGCAGGATAAGGAGAAAAATATGAATTATGATGTTATATCTGCAATTTTAGCTTTAGACCCAAAAGCACAAGTAAGTGTTAATGGAGATGGTGTTGACCAAATTATTTGGCATGATGATAACCCTAATAATATTACTGGTGAACAGATTATAGCAAAACAAGAAGAATTAAAAACAATCTATGATTCTTTACAATATCAAAGAGATAGAAAAAAAGAATACCCAAGTATTGAAGACCAATTAGATGATTTGTATCACAATGGTATTGATGGTTGGAAAACAACTATTAAAGCTGTAAAAGATAAATATCCAAAGGAGTAAACAATGCCTATAGCAGGAAGATTAAATAGAATTGAAGATGGTGTAATCACTACTAATAAAATTGCTGATTCGAATGTAACATTAGCAAAAACTGAATCTGCAATAAAAGAAAATATTGTTCTTGCATGGGTATCTTTTAATGGTACAGGAACACCAGCAATAGAAGATGATTTTAATGTTTCAACTATTACAGATAATGGAAATGGTGATTATACAGTAAATTATACAAATAATCTACCAAATGATGATTATTGTTGTGTTGGAATGTCTATGCGAGATAGTGATAATATTTCTGCATTATGTATGAAGGGAGATGCAAACCCAGCAAGTTTTAAAAGAGTTGAATCAGTTAGATTATCAAATAGAGATAATGCAAATAATGCAGTTGATTGTTCTAATGCTTCAATAGCTTGTTTTAGCACATCATAGAAGGTATATTTAATTTATGTCAAAAGTTATAATCTATAATCAAGAAAATGGAATTATGGCAATATGTGTACCAGCAAATAACTCCGGATTAACAATAGAAGAAGTTGCTGTAAAAGATTGTCCAAAAGGGGCAAAAATTATAGATAGAACACAACTTGATGAACTTGATAATGATTTTAGAAATGCTTGGTCTTGTGACAAAGACATGAATCCAATAATAGATATGACACTTGCTAAAGATGTTTGGAGAGATAAAATAAGAACAGCAAGAATACCAAAACTTCAAGAATTAGATATTCAATATATGAGAGCGCAAGAAGCAGGAGATGATACTTCTGAAATTGTAAAAACAAAAAATAAATTAAGAGATTTTCCAGCAAAAGCAGAAATAGAATCAGCTTCTACAGTTGAAGAGCTTAAAGCAATATGGGATAATGATTTAGGAGATAGATAATGGCACAAACAGTCGTAGCAACAGGAGCAGTAGCCGTAAGTGCAACAACAGTAGTTTTTTCTACTGCTGTAGCTGGTATATATTCTACACTTATTGATTTGACACCAATGGTTTCTGGAGCTAATTATAATATTAGTATAAGTAATTGTACAATAGTAGCTTCTGGTAATAAGGTTGTAACAAGAGATAATTTTAGTGGTGCTCAAGATGAACCAATGTTTTTTGCTCCACCAATGCATACAAATAAAGGTTATAGCGTAACTATCGTAAAAAGTTCTGGAACAACAGCAACATTACCCTTTGAAATTACCCAGTTTTAAATAATAGTATATAATTAATCTATGCTCGGAAGTTTCGTTGGTACACAATTAGCTCAATCAGCTTATCATTTTATACCACCAGATAAAAAGAAAAGAACACCATCTTTAGAAGAATTTTCTATTTACTATACAAGTCTGCCACCAGAACGAAAAGATATAAAATTAGGTTATTGGCATAAAAATCCATATCAAGGGTATGGAGCTATAGCAACTGAGCCAATAATGGATATGGATGGAGTTGACTTCCAAACAGCAGTCGGCTCTGTAACAGTAGCCACAACTGTAGAAGTTCTAACAATGACAGGTGTTGACTTTGCAACTGAAGTTGGACCAATAGATTTAGCAACAATTGTAAAGTCAGAATGTAGATTAGGGCATGATTTAACACCATTCTTTTTAGAACAACAGAAATCTACAAACCCAAGAAGTATTGTAAAACAATTTACTTTTAATAATTCTATATTTACAGACAGAGTCGTAAAATTTCCTGTTGTTAATCAAACTTATAAAGATGTTGTTGCAGAAGGTTATAATGTCATTCTTGAAAATGCTAGTAAATTAATGAATGAAATAATAGAAGATAGAACAAAATTTAGACAAGAAGGCGAAATAAATTATGGTTATCAATTTAATCCTTCTCATATAGATTTTGCTTGTATTGCAAAAGGCAAATTAATTAATGCTGATTATAATGAAGGTCAGACAACACTAAATTTTAAAAATCAGATGGATAGATTATCCGAAATAAATATTTCTACTGATACAACATCACAACAAGGAGCTACTTTTGTTGGTTCTACATGGAATCCAGCAGACTTAACATTTGATATATTAACAAGTAATTCTTATGGAGCTAAATTAGATAATACAACTTCTACTGCTAATGCAGATATAAATTATACATCTTGGTTATCATGGAAAAATAGTTTAGGTAGTGAATCTATAGTTTCTAATGCCTTTTTCCCTTTTGAAACAAATTATGTATCAGCATTACAAAATATTGCAGAAATTACCGATAGTGCTATTTATGTAGAAGCAGACAATAAAATATTCTTTATTAGAAATATTACTGGTGTTGAATCATTTAGTGCAACTGTTACAAATAGCGATATTATTAGTATTACAGCAAAAGGTGATGCCAATGATATGTGTAATCAATTCACAGTTCCAATATCTTTTACAGTTGCATCAAATAGTGTTACTGGATTTAGACAAACAATTAGCTTTGAAAATACTGCATCTGTAAATTCTTTTGGTAGAATAGCAAAACAACCAACTAATAATTTAATATGGTATGTAGATTCTGGAAGTGCATTAAATCTAGCTCAAAGAATTGTTGGAAGAAGAAGACAACCAGAATTAGCACTTACAATAACTACACCAATAAAATTTTTACAACAACAATTAGGTGATTTAATTTATGTAACACATGATGCTTTAAATTTAAATGATGAACCATATACATTAATAGGTAAACAAATTGATATAGATTCACAGACTATAACAATGGAATTATCAGTTGGTCATGGTCTAGCAGTTGGCAACTTTACTATATTTGAATTAAATGATACAGAATTGGGAGTATTAGATTCTGATGCTGGTAAATTAGCATAGATGGAGTATATTTGTAATTATGGCTTTTAAAGATGTTTCATATACAGTTGGACAAAAATTAAGTAGTACGGCTTTAAATAATAATTATTCTAATTTTGCCGAAATATTAAATACAGAAGAAACTGTTGGGCATACAGCACAAGGCAGTAAATCTAATATTCCATTTTTTGATGGTAGACCAGTAAAGACAATTTATTTTTTTGGAGTTGGACAAAATTTGCAAATATTCGGGCAAGGCATTTCATCAGTTACATTTCCAAGTGTTGGAACATATACATTTAATTATACTGTGCCATATCAAACACAATTTAATGCTATAAATTTTCAAGGTGTTAAAGATGGTGGAGCTGAAGGCAGAAACTTTCAATTTGGTTGCCAAACACAAACAGGCAGTAATGCAACAATATATTGGAGAGCTAGTGATTCTGGTAATACAGATGTTGCTCAATGCAGATTTGGAGTATTAGTGGGGTACCCAACAAATGGCGTTTAGATTACCAACTTTTTTATTTAGAGATACTATGACTGCAAGTGCAATGTCATCAGTATCAAGTTGTTTTACTGCATTAGTAGATGATGAAGATGGAACACCACATTCAACTGGTAGAGCTATTGCAATTGTAAATTATGATGCAAGTGGTATAAATTTTTCCAGAAATATTAGCTCAGTTACTAGAACAGCAACAGGCAAATATACTATTGCATTTACAAATAATTGTTCAGAGTTTAATGTTGGTTCAATAGCAGTAAAATCACAATATCAATTAGGAAATGCACATGATACAACTAATGGCAATGCACAAGTTGTATATTCTATGTATTTTTATGAAGATAATGTAGCAAATATAAAAGTAATACATCATAATTTTAGGGAGAATTCACATGGTTTTCATGACCCAGTTAATGCAACTGCTGTATTTTTTGATACAGATGTAAGTTCAGCATAATGCCAACATATCATACATCATTTGGATTTAATTCTGGTTCTGTTTTAACAAGTAGCAAAATGAATATGCTACAAGAAAACTTTACAACATTAACCATACAAGATTCTGGTACACCAAGAGTAAAATATTTTCCAAGAGCATGGTTTTCTATGACTGCAAGTGGAACAATGCAGGGTAGAGATTTTAATATGTCTTCTGTAACACAAACTGCTTTTGGTAAATATCAAGCTAATTTTGCATCTACATTAGTATTTAGTGGCGATTATGGATGCACATGGGGTTTTCAATTTGGTACAGGACATTCCAGTAATGTAATTGGAAATATAACACTTTTTACACAGGCAAGTACATTTGTACAATTCAAAGGTAGAAATGCAAATACAACAAGTAGTGGAGATACAGAGTTTCCAATGTCCCTTGCATTTTGGCAAGAATAATTGTAAAGTAAATTTTAAAAGGAGATAGATATGTGGACAATAATAGATAGATTAAAAGAACCTTCTACATATGCTGGGTTAGCTGGTATTGCTTTAGCATTTGGTGTTTCATCAGATGAATGGCAAACAATATCAACAGCGATAGCAGGTGTTGCAGGTTTAATATCAATGTTATTAAAAGAAAAAAATAATGGTTAGTAAAATCATCTCAGATTTGATTACCAATTTATTAAGTAAGGGGCTTGTTGTTTTAAAAAGTTATTTAATAAAGCGAAAGGTAGGAAAATTAGAACAGCAAGTTTCTACTTTAAAAGATAAAATAAAAATCCTTGAACATGAAAAAGTAGTTGAAAAAAAAATACAAGATTGGAAATATCGTGTTGAACACAAAGAAAATGGTTCTTTAGCCGAAGAATTAAATAAAATAAGACATGAATAAGCAATATGCCCATAGAAGCATTTTAAATACCCATAAATGGCATAAAGTTATAAAATGGAGTATTACTATTAGTTTATTATGTTTATCGCTTTTATCATGTTCTAAATTCGTAAATTCTGGAAAAAATTTGCCAAAAAAAATAAATTACTCAAAAATTAGTTTTGTTGAATGTTCTGTAGACATATCGGGTTATCTTTGTATAAAAAACACAGATGCAATAAATTCTGTGTTAGACTTAAAGAACTGCCAAGAGCAAAATAAATTATTGAGAGATTTATTAAATGGAAACTGAATTATTAGCAATGTTATCACAAGCTCCAGCTTTGGTTGTTATTGTATGGCTTGTGATGAAACAAAATGGAAATGGAAATGGTCATGCAGAAATTAGTCGTAGCATTGCAAGGTCGTTAGAAAAATTAGCAGATGCACAAAAAGAAGCAAATGCAATAGCCGATAAAAGGGCAGAAGGATTTGAAAGATGGGTAGACTTACAACGAACCCAATGTCAAAGTCAATTCGTATCAAGAAACCAAAAGTAAATTGGGCAGATGTCCTTTTACAACAAATACATGATTTTGGTGGCTTGCCGATACCTGTTAGAGAACATAGATTCCATAAAACAAGGCGATGGAGATTTGATTTAGCTTTTCTTAAAGAAAAGTTAGCTGTTGAAATTGAAGGTGGTGTTTGGGTTATGGGTAGACATATAAGACCTGCTGGGTTCTTAAAAGACATTGACAAATATAATGAAGCTGTGTATTATGGGTGGTATATGGTTAGATTTACACCAAATGATGTAAAGATGGGCAAAGCCCTGCAATATTTAAATAAATATTTTATAGGAGAAGTTAGTGAATGATGTAGATTTTAGAATCTGCACAGAACATCTATTTGATTTATTATTGAAATTAAATATACATATGCAAAAAGAATATGAAAAAGATGTAAAAAAACAAATGTATATGAGAAATATTTTCCAGATTATGCAAGACATACAGGAGCATTATTACCAAAATGAGCTTAAAAATCGAAAGGTGAAGGATGCAGACAACGAAGAATTTCACTAAGAGGACAATATTTCTTAGTGATATACATATTCCATATCAAGATATAAAAGCATTATCTTTAGCTATGGATATAATAAAAGACTCAAAATTAAATGAAAATGATACAATAATATTGGGTGGTGATTTAGTAGATTATTATCCAATATCTAGTTTTAGCCCAGATTTAACAAATTCAAATATTGATATTGAATTATTCGAAACAACAGAATTTCTAAATGATTTAAGAAAATTAGCCCCAAAATCAGAATTAATATTTTTTGAAGGAAATCACGAACAAAGAATGCAGAAAAAAATAATGTCATCTTGTAGTGCATTAGCTCCATTTTTAAAAAATAAATTAAGCATAAGAGAACTTTTAGAATTTAGAAAATTTGATATAAGAGAAGTAAAAACACCGTTTAGTAGAAAAAAGAAATTATATTTTATGCATGGACATGAAAAGAGAGGTTTTATAACACCTAAACATATAGCTCATGTTCATTTAAATTATACAAATAGAAATGTTATTGTTGGTCATCATCATAGATTTGATATGTTTATTACAACACAAATGGATGGCAGTTTATTAGGTGGTTGGTGTAATGGATGTTTGTGTGATTTAACAAAAATGCCAGATGGTTTATATACTGCTTTTGATTCATCACAAAGAGGAATAACAGTAATTTATGAAAAACAAAATGGTTTATTTAATGTGCAACAACATTTATTTATACCAAATAAAAGTAAAGGTTATGATTGTTTAGTAGAAGGAAAAGAATATTCTATATAGATTCTAAATAATTAATTATCTTTTCATAATAAGTAGAATTCTGTTCATTTCTTTCTAATGCAGACAATCTTGGTTGATGTAAATTAAATTGTTCACATAATTGAATTTGTGAAATGCCTTTGTTTTTTCTTAATATTTTAATTCTTTGATTTATAGGCAAATCTTTTATATTATCATTATCCACTTTTACCTTTTTAATTAATGGCATTTCTTTTTTTAACAAGGCATGAAGGTATTGTCGTGATACATTATATTCACGGGCAACTTCTGCAATGCTTTGTCCATAAGATAATTTATTTCGTACAATTTTGTGTAAATCATTTTTTATGTTCATTAAAGACAAGATAAATTAAAAACATCTATTTGTAAATATTTATTTACTTTTATATAAAAATATTATATTATTAAAATGTGGTTAAGAATGGGATATCAGATGATATATACCTTTATTAAATCGGAACAATATATACAAACCGGGAGTTAACCCAATGCCGAGCCATATATTAAAGGAGAACAAGATGTTTCAGATTCATACAATAAGAAATATACCAAAAAAGAAAAAAGGTTTTTTTGAATCTAATCATGAAGATACAAAAAAATCTAAAGCCAGACATGGCAGAGCAGTAGAAAAAAGAAAAAAATTAAAGGAGAATAAAAATGGAAAAAGCAGATTATGATGATTTAAAAAAATTATTATCTTTGATAGAACAACAATCAAAGTTAATAACTAAATTAAATGATAGATTAGATACATTAAATGAATTTATAGAATTACAAGCTACAAGAATAAGAAGAATAGAGGAGAAAAATAATGACTGAAGAAAGTAAATATAAACAAATATGGGGAAAGATAGAAAGAACAAGCCCTTATGGTTTTCAGATAGATAAATTAGGTGAATCATGGGTAAATTATGGCAAGTTTTTTGAAGGTGATAAAACACCAGTAGAAGTTGGAGCATCAGTAATAATTAGTTATCAACAATCTGGCGATAAATTTTATTTAAACTCGGTAGCAAAAGCAGATTCAAATCCAGACCCAGACCCACATAATGCAATAAAAGATTTAGTTACAGATTCAATTATGAATGAAGCAGATAGAAGACAAATTGTAATTGTAAGACAAAATTGCATTGGTAATGCAGTTAATTTTCATCAAGATATAGGTTCAGAAACAGATGTAGAAACTGTTTTAAGAACTGCTGAAACATTTGAAAGATGGATTCATAGAAAATAATGGACAAACCTAATTATTATGCAATTATTTCTGCTGAAGTAAGATATGATAAGAATTTAACTCCCTTTTCTAAATTACTTTATGCAGAGATAACTGCATTATGCAACAAACAAGGTTATTGTTGGGCTACAAATGCCTATTTTGCAAAAAATTTTGAAGTTACTGAAATAACAATACAAAGAGCAATATCACTTTTAATAAATAACGGTCATATTATAAGAGAAATACATAATATAAATACAAATGAAAGTAAAAGATTTTTAAGATTAGCCGTAACAAATGTGATACCAAGCCATATCAAAAATGATATGCCAACCCCTATCAATATTGATACCCATAATAATATAAATTCTAATAATAAATTTAATATATTTTGGAATTTAATTACTGGAAGAAAAAGAAATAAGGCAGATGCTGAAAGAGCTTTTAACAAAATTAAAACAGATTTAACATCTGAAGAATTGGCAGAAAAATATAATGAACTCTTACAATCAAGAGAAGAAAAATTTGTACCATATCCTCAAAAATGGCTCAAGAATGAGGGATGGAAAGAGGAAATAATATATGAAAAATCAAAAAATTTTATGGCTTTACAATTTAGCGATAAAGCAGAAACATTTGAAGGAATCCAACAAGAAGACATCCAAGAATATTTGGACAAAGCTAGAAAAGAAAACAACCACCAAATGGTGGCAATTTATGAAAAAGAATTAAGGAGAATGAAGAATGAGTAAATTAATACCAACATTGCAAGAAGAAGTAGAAAATTTACAATCTTTAAATTTAAGTATTTTAAGATGTAGATTAGAAAGGGGAAATATTCTGCATAGAATAAAAGAGAATAGAGCATATATTGGTTATGATGGTTATTGCGAAACTTGGGAACAATTTTTAGATGCAATAGGTTTAGAAAGAGAAACAACCAGAGCAGAAATAAAAATATACCAAGAATTTAGTTTATTTATACTTGGCAATCCAGAATATGTTAATAAATGTAGATTTGAAAGATTATATAAATTATTGCCATTAGTTGATAAACCAGTAAGCAATGAAAAAAAATTAGATTTATTAGATATGAGTATTAGAAGTAATAGAACAGATTTTGAAAATAATTTAAGAGAATTAAAAGGCAAAAAAGCAACCGATACTTGTACATCATGCGATAAGAATTATATAGTTTTAATAAAATGTAAAGAATGTGGATTTATCTATAAAAAAGAAGATTTATCATAGAAAATCATATAAAAACCCTCTAATATTGATTTACATATAGATTGCCTTGATGTTATCTTAAAAATGATATATTACCCTTCATATATCAATAAAACCCATAGGATTTGATATATATCAATTTGCATTAAATTGGAATAATTTGTTGACTTATATATAAGATTCCTATATTATTCCTATATGATGATATATAACTTAATTTCAATAACCCAGAAATTAATGAGCTATCAAACTCAAATTTTCAATATCATCATAGGGAGTTAATTATGATTATAAAATTACAAGATTTTATGAAGAAGGTAACATTTTCGGAAATCGAGAATGATATAAGCCAAAGCCAAGCAGGAAGAATAAGAGTTTGGTTAACCAGTTTACAATCTGCCGAGCAGATAAATTGGTGGATAAAGGAAGATATAGATGAATCAGAAATCTATAACAGAATTGACCAATGGTTACATAGAGAATTAGAAGAAGCAAAAATAAATTATGATTTAGAAAAGGAGATAGCAAATGGAATCTAAAAAGATAGATACAAAAAAAAGAGCAAGAGAAATAATCTACAAAGCATATAAAGATTTGGTTGAGCTAAGAGATAATCCATTAAGGATAGATAGACCAGAGATGGATGAAGAAAGTATGACTAATAACATATTTCTTAATACAATAATAAGTTTTTTACATGATAGAAATATGGAAATAATACCAAGAATATGGAAAGATGAAGAATCTAAAAAGGAGGTGGTTTAATGGATTATAAAGATATTTTAATTGGTTGGGAAGAAGATTTGGTTGAATTTCTCAATACAGATATGGCAGAAAAAATCTGGCTAGAATATAAACAATATAATAAAAATTGGACAGATTTAACTGATGAATATCCACATATGGCTAAAGATAAAGTCTTGGCATGGTTTTATGATTTAGAGGAGAAACATAGATGGCAAATCTTAGGAATTTAGCAGAAAGAGTAAAAAATAATAAATTCTGGACTTATACAAATATAGCAGGTCGAGAAAGACTTACAAAAAATGATAAGAATGGAATTGAAATAGCTCATGCAAGAACATTTTATTATAGAAATAAAGATGAAGAAGCAGGAGCAAGGAAGATAATAAATTATTTTCCAGATTACAAAACATTTAAAATAGCTTTCGAAGAAAGCACAGGAGGAAAAATATGAGTAGACACGAATATGATACAGAAATAGGAATTTTGGGTAATGATTACCCGGTAAGAGATGCAGAAGTAACAACTGCAACTAATGCAGAGATATCTGCAATTCCATCAAATTATCTGGCAGTTATTAATGAACAAACACAACAAGTATTGGGAGTTAATTCACCAAATTATAAGGTATGCCAGAATAAAGATTTATTTAATTGGGTAGAAACTGCCTTAATTGATACATTAGGTTATGAACCGGATAAAGTAAGTATGAAATCATGGATGAAAAATAATGGGCAATCTATTATTCAACATTATGATTTAACAGATTCGGTAACTGATATAACAGAAACAGAAGGCGATTCTTTGATACCTAGAATCAGAGTAACAAATAGTTATGATGGTTCATTACCAGTATCGGTAACAATAGATACATTACGATTATTATGCAAAAATGGTATGGTTGGTTTTAAGCCAATATCAGAATTTACTTTAAGACATATGGGCAACGATTTTGATTCAATGCAAGATACAATTTATTCAAGAATCGAAAGTGGTTTAAATATGGCTAAAGAAAGAATGGATAATTACAAGAATTGGGCAACAACAAGATTAGATATCCGCAAAGAAGATTTTATAATGATTGGAAGTAAAGCCCTAGATAAATGGGTAGATGATGAACAAAAAACCCATAGAGCAGAAGCAATTTGGGAATTGATTGAAAAAGAACAACGAATTTATGATACTCATGACCCAACAATTTGGAATCTTTATAATGGATTGACCGAATATATTACTTATGGTATTGATGGGCAAGATTCAGAAAGAGAAAATAATACTTTTTATTCACAAGATAGAAGACAAAAGAAGGTAAAATCACTTCTTAAAAAATTAAGTGAGAAAGTACCCGGTGGATATCAAGCATATAATATATTAGAACATTAAAGCCAATTTTCTTCTTGGGTTGGCTCATGGGAGAGGTTTCGCAATTTATATAACTTCTCCCTTTTTTTGTGTGGTAAAATTTTTATATGTACCTAGATTTAGGAGATATGTTAGCATCAGTAAAAATTATAAAATTATCTTATGATGAATTACAGAAAATAGAGCCAGATACAGATAAGAACTTCTGTGGCTTATATATGCCAGAACAAAATACAATCTATTTGGCAGATGATTATAAGAATATTGATATATTAGATATCTTATTGCATGAAATTGGACATTTAATTATTGATGAATTGAGATTATATAAAAGTGAAGAACATAAAGCCGATATATTGGCGATTAGATTAAAAAATTTATTGAAGGAGAAAAAAAAGATATATGCGATATGTAGAAAATGAAGAAGTAATAAAGGATAGAAGTTTAGATTATGTAGATTTTATTCGTGAACAACCTTGTTGTGTTACTGGTAAAGAAGCAGAACCACATCATCTTGATGCTTTAGGCATGGGAGCCAATAGAAAAAAACCAAATATTAAACATTTTACCTGCATACCATTATGCAGAGAAATACATACTGAACTTCATGCTAAAGGTATAAATTATATGCAAGAGAAGTACAGAGTACAATTTTGGGAAGAAGCATATTATTATTGTTTAAAATATTTTTTGACTAAAATCCTTAAATAGTGTTACAATAGGTTACACGGAGAGACACATGGAAATTAAACTAGAAGATGTCCAAAATATAAAACCTTACGGTAGAAATCCTAGAAGAAATCAAGCAATAGATAAGGTTGCAGAAAGTATAAAAGAATATGGCTTTAGACAACCAATTGTTGTAGATAAACAAAATATTATTATTGCTGGTCATACAAGGTTTGAAGCCGCCAAGAAACTTGGATTAAAAAAAGTACCAATTCATATAGCCAAAGATTTATCAAAAGAAAAAGTTGTTGCATATAGAATTGCAGATAATAGAGTTGCAATGGATGCACAATGGGATTTTCCAATATTAAAAAAAGAAATAGGCGATTTATTGGATATGAATTTTGATATAGATTTATTGGGCTTTGATGATAAAGAGTTAGCAAGACTCATAGAAGGTGTTGATGCTGAATTAAAAGATTTAAGCGATAGTGTTGATACAGTTTATGAAGTCGTTGTAGAGTGTGCCAATGAGGGAGAACAGGAAAAGGTCTTTAAGAAGATAGAGGAGTTAGGATATAAATGCCGAATTTTGACATTGTAAAACAATCAGATGTTGTAAAAACATTTAGAACCAAAGCAATTGTTGATACATATGAATTAGATGCAACAGGCATTATAGAAGAAACTTTTAAGGGCAATATAAATATAGAAGATAAAGAATGGAATGTTGGCATTGTTGTTGGTAGAAGTGGAACAGGTAAAACAACAATAGCTAAAGATGCTTTTCCTAATTTCTATTTTGAGAATCATAAATGGACAAATGGGGCAGTTATCGATAATATGCCAGAAGAAAAAACCATAGAAGAAATAACTGGTGTTTTTACATCTGTTGGATTGGGTACAGTTTGGACATGGTTAAAGCCATATAATGTATTAAGCAATGGCGAAAAAATGCGTATGGATTTAGCCAGATGTATATTAGAAGAAAAAGACCAAATAGTATTTGATGAATTCACTTCTGTTGTAGATAGAGTTGTTGCCAAGACTGCATCATTTGCAATATCAAAAGCAGTAAGAAAATTAAATAAAAAATTTATAGCTGTTTCTTGTCATAAAGATATAATAGAATGGCTTGAACCAGATTGGGTTTATGATACTGAGAAACAAGAGTTTTTTTTTGCCCAAAAGAATACAAAAGACCAAGCATTGACCTCAAAATCTATTCATGCAGTACAAGTGAATGGGAAATATTTAGAAAGTATCACTATATGAATCATAAGGTAAACAATGCAAGTAAATGCTATATTGGTTACTTTGAAAATAACCCTGTTGTATTTTATGCAGTTTTACATTTTCCACATAGGTCTGTTAATAATTTTAAGAGAGGGCATAGATTGGTTGTATTACCCGATTATCAAGGTTTAAATATTGGGCATACATTTGCTAATAGAATTGCACAAAGATATAAGGATGATGGATATAGATTTATAAATACATCAAGTAATAAGGCATTATTTTGGCAAAGACAAAGAGATTCTAAATGGATTATAACAAGTAAGAGTAGAAAAGTTAATCATCAAGGCGATTTATCTCAATCAGATAGAGTGGGTGCAGGTTTCGGAACACAAAACAAATATACCTATTCTTATGAATATGTTGGTAATCGTAAAAAGTAGAGTTATAGTTTATATATGAATACAAAAAGATTATCAGATGAAAAGCTAATAGAATTGGTTTTTAAATATCGTGGTTTTGTTACACAGATTTGTAATTCAGCACAGATGTCCAGAACACAATTTTATAGAAGAATGAGAGATAATGAAGATATAGAAATAGCTTTAAAAGATGCAAGAGAGTCAATAGTAGATTATGCTGAAAGCAAATTATTGGAACTGGTAAATGCAGGTAATTGCAATGCGATAATGTTTCTACTAAGAACACAGGGTAAGCACAGAGGTTATATAGAGAAACAAGAAGTCGAACAAACCAATAGAGTCATTAATATACTTGAAGTTCCAACAATGGAAGCAGAGGAACCAAGTATAGATGAAATCATCACCGAAGATACAGAACACTAATATAATCTGGAAGCCAACTAAAAAACAATTAGAGTTTTTAAAGACTGGCAATATATTCGAAGTCGCATATTTGGGTGGGGCAGGTTCGGGCAAATCATCTGTTTTATTGATTGATGCTTGTAGACAAATGAATCATGGAGATGCAAAGGCAGTTGTATTTAGAAGAACAACCAAAGAATTAAGACAATTAATTGATTATAGTTTTAATATATATAAACCATTGGGTGCAGAATTTAAAGCACAAGGTAATCAATGGCGATTTCCAAGTGGTGGTACGATTTTCTTTTCACATATGGAAAATGAATATGATATACATCAACATGATGGGCAAGAATATTCAGCAGGTGTTTATTTTGATGAAATAACTCATTTTACTGAAAAGATGTATTTATATCTACATTCAAGATGCAGAAGTACAAACCCTAAAGTATTTCCAAGAGTAAGATGTACTGGTTCGCCTGTTGGAAAAAATATTGATTGGGTAAGAAAAAGATTTGTTAATAATGGTGGTTATAATATTGTAAAAGATGTAGAAACCAATTTATCAAGACTTTATATTCCTGCAACTTTAGATGATAACCCATATCTAAAATTAAACGACCCGAATTATGAACAAAGATTAAAATTACAGGGTAATAAAATGTATCAAGCATTGAGATATGGAGATTTTTCACAATTAGAAGGTGTTTGTTTTCCAGAATTAGGGCAACATCATTTGATAGATAGTTATATACCGACAGAAAGCGACATTATTATTCGAGGATTTGACTGGGGATTTACTGCTCCATTTGCTTGTATTTGGTTAGCAGAAAATGGTGATGGCGATTTAATTGTCTTTAAAGAATGGATAGGCACAAAAGATGGCACAAATAAGGGATTACAAATGGGTGCAGATATTGTTGCACAAAGAATTAATGATATAGAAAAAAGACACAATATAAGACCATATTATGCACCAGCAGACCCAGCAATGTGGGGTAAACAAAATGTTGGTGATAGTCTTGCAGATATATTTGAATCAGCAGGGCTTGTAATGCACAAAGCAAACAATGACCGAATATTAGGAACACAACAATTACATATGCGATTAAGTACAGAAGATAGAGAAAAGCCAAGATTGTTATTTACCAAAGATTGCCCAATAACTTTTGAAACATTACAATCAATACCAATAGATAGAAAAAATATAGAAACTTATGATACAAGTGGTTTTGACCACCCAGTTGATGCTTTAAGATATGCAATTATAGAGAGAATAATTGGAAATAATTTTGATGATGAGCCAGAAACCCTTGGCAATAGAGCAACAACTGAACAATATTTTTAATTGACTTTTATATATCAATCCATTATAATCCTTATGAGGTGATATAATGAGAATAGATAAATATCTAAATAATAAATTTAATCAAACTGTTTATTTTTTCGGTGCAGATACTCAAGGTAATGCCAAAATGGTTCATAATGGCAGACCATTCAATCAGAAAGAAAAAACAGATATTATGAAAATCCCAATATTCAGTTTGGGTAAATGGGGATTTACAGAATTTAATCATATAATGGAAGAAAGACAAAAAAGCACAGAAGAAGGTAAATTAGGAAGAATGCAATTGGCTATACCTTTTAAAAAGTGGATTATACATTATATAGATGATAGAACTTACGATACAGATTTTTTTATGATTATAATTCATGAGCCAGATTTTAATCATATTAGAATGAAAAGACTTCATTTTGATAAATTAACTCCAAGATGGATTTTATCTGATTATTATTGGCTTTCGGTTGGAATTTCAGACCATGAATATTTAACTGAAAAACCTTTTAGAAGATTTACAACTCCAAACCCGGGTGAAATAGAATATAATAATAATTATTTTGGCTATGATGAAATAGATAAAGATGAAAGATTCATGCTAAACCATTTAGCAAATACAACATGGTTATTATCTAATGAAAAAATAGAACAGAAGGTAGAAGAAATTAAACCAGATTCTAATCTTATAAAATTAGCACAAAGAAAAGGTAAATTACCACCAGTATCTTATAAGATTTTAGATATAAATATCTTTAAAAGTAAATCAAAGAAAGGCGGATATAAATTTCCTAATAGACAGAAACCCGGACAACATACAAGAAGAGGTCATCTAAGAATTTATAAATCGGGTAAAAAAGTTTATATCAAACCACAGATAATAAATTTAGGTTCAGAAAGGAAAATCTATAAAGATTATAGAATAAAGAATTAGATAAGCTATAATTATTTAGGGTGGCACACTTATTTTGTTTCTCCACAAACAAAACATATATCATCATATCCCTCCAGTGCCACCTTTTATTATTGTATTATTTAAAAAAATACAATATAATCTAACAAATGGCTTTATTCGACAATTTAAAAAAATTACAAGAACAAACTAAACCAAATATGAATGAAATAGCATCTGCTGATGTTGGGATGTATGGATTAAAAGGCGATATTGTCCCATATAATCCTGATACATTAATTGGTCGCAGAGGGTTATATATGTATGACCAAATGCGAGTTGATGACCAAGTAAAAGCATGTTTAACATTAAAAAAATTTGCAACAGTTGCTCCAAGTTTTCAAATAATACCAGCAAGTGATGATGAACAAGATATAGAAGTTGCAGAATTTATAGAATATTGTTTTAACAAAATGCAAGGAAATATTGTAGATAATGTTTTAGAAATATTAACTGCATTAGATTATGGCTTTTCTGTATCAGAAATAAATTACAAAACAATTGAAAGTGGGCAATTTAACGGAAAGATTGGTTTAAAAAATATAAAAACAAAAAAACCACATTATTATAAATTTGCTGTTGATGAATATACTAATTTATTAAAAGATGGAGTTGTTTATCAAGAAAGTGGTGAAGATAAAAGATATCCAATAAATAAATTTCTGATATTTAGTTATCAAAAAGAATTTGGCAATCATTATGGCACATCGGACCTAAGACCAGCATATAGGGGTTACTGGTCGAAAGATGTGCTTATAAAAATGTGGAATATATATTTGGAAAGATTTGCTAACCCAACAGTACTTGGAAAATATAAAACAAATGACCCAAGTGCAAGGCAGAATCTAAGAAATATATTAGATAACTTAACTGCTAAAACTTCTATCACACACAGAATGGAAGAATTTGATATACAACTTTTAGAATCAGGCAGAAGTGCAACAGATGATTTTGAAAGAGCTTTAAATTTTTATAACAAATCTATAGCAAGAAGTATATTGATTCCAGATAGATTAATGGCAGATGGTGATACTGGTGCATATGCACAAGCAAAAATACATTTTGATGTATTCTTATGGGTTATACAAAAATTAAGACAAGACATAGAACATACAGTTATGGGTGAGCAATTAATAAGAAGATTGGTTGCTTATAATTATTCCAATGTAGAAGAATTACCACATTTTAAATTTAACCCAATGACTGATGACCAAAAATTACAATTGAATACATTATTTATTGATGCAGTACAAAAGGGTGTTATAAACCCAACAATGGAAGATGAAAACATATTAAGAAAAAATTTAAATTTCCCAGAAAGAGATATTAAACCAGATGAACCAGAAACAGAAATAGAAGAAACTCCAGATGAAGAAGAAATAGAACAAATTACAGAAAATAGTTATGCAGAAATAGATTTAAGACCGAATGAAGGCATGAAAGCAGAAGCAGAAAAAGGATTAAAATGGAGAGCTGAATTTGGTAGAGGTGGAACAATAATTGGAGTTACAAGAGCTAATCAATTAAAGAATAGAGAAAATTTATCACCAACAACTGTAAGAAGAATGAATAGTTATTTTGCACGACATGAAGTAGATAAACAAGCAGAAGGTTTTAGACCCGGTGAAAAAGGTTTTCCAAGTAATGGAAGAATAGCATGGGCATTATGGGGTGGTGATGCTGGACAAAGATGGGCAAAAATGAAATCTGCTCAATTAGAAAAGCAAGATAATAATGCTTTGACTTATAACAGAGATAAAGCCCTTCAAAATAAAGTAGATAAGCATAATGAAGAATATGGCAATACAAAAACAAAGAGAGTTACACTTCGTAAATTAAAAGTAGTTTATGATAGAGGAGTTGGAGCCTTCAGAACAAATCCCGGAAGTGTAAGACCGGGTGTGGGTTCAAGTGAACAATGGGCAATGGCTAGAGTAAATAGCTTTTTAGCTGCCCTTAGAACAGGAAGATTCAGAAGTGGAAGACATGATACTGATTTATTTCCAGAAGGACATCCATTATCATCTAAAAAAAAAGATAATTCACAATTAAATAAAGAAATTGTATATTGTCATGGTCATAAACATTATAAAACAAAAGCAGAAAAAAGAGTTGATTATGCAAAGATAGATGACCAATTAAATAAAGCCGAGAATGAATTTTTATTAAATACCCAAGCAGTTATGACCAAGCAAATGGAAGGGGTAAAAAAATATATAGAAAATAAAATGAATCAAGGCAAATTAGATTTTAATGCAGTTGATAATTTAGAAATTAAAAATAAAAATGATTTGATAAATGCCTTCAAAGATGGATATCAAATGGCTTACGACTTAGGTGCAGAACAATCAAGGAAAGAATTACCAAGAAAATTATCAACGACAAAAATAGGGCAAGGGTTAGTTGCCAAAGGTTTTCTACGATTTTTGCAATCCAAGTCACGATTAGATGTTAAAAGAATTTTAGCACAAGTAAATAGCAATGTTACAACTGTTATGTTAAATGCAATATCAACAGGGCAAGGAGTTCCTGCAACAATGTTAGCAGTTGAAGAAGCATTTTCACCATATGTTGCAGATGGAAGCACAATTAAACCAAATGGAACAGTTCAAGCTCCATATAGATTAGAAGCAATAACAAGAACAGCAACACTTGGTTCTTATAATTATGGTAGAAGAAGTATTGGTGAAGACCCAGATGTAAAAGATTTTGTGGTTGGATATCAATTATCTGCTGTATTAGATGAAAGAACATCCGATATTTGCGAATTAGTTGCAGAATTAGAACCAACTATTAAAGCTGAAGATGAAGCAACTTTAAATGAATTAACACCACCATTACATTTTAATTGTAGAACCCTATTAGTATTTCTTACAAAAGATGACCAACCAATTCAATGGAGTACAGAAGGCGATTTATCCGAGATAGTTGCAATGGCGAGTATGACTGAATGACAGCTATTAATTCAATACAGAATTTAGAACAAGCAAAAGCATTTATAAAATCTATGAATATAAATGAGCTGAGATGTTTGCATTGTGGCAAACTATTAGCTAAAATAAACACAAAAGGTATTTTGGCTTGTGAAATAAAATGTCCAAGATGCCGTAAAATAAATGAGGTGTAAAAATGCCGGGACAACACGGAAACAATAAAGAAAAAGAAATGGAACATTATCCAGACCACGAAGAAAAGGATAATGAACATAAAGAAAAATATGCTAAAGATGATTTATATACATCTAAAGAAGAAGCAGAGAAAAATGCTCCTAGAATGGGATTAGAAGGTAGCCATACTCATGTTCATTTAATTGATGGGAAAGAAACCATTTTTTATATGCCGGGTGCATCTCATGATGAATATTTAAAAGCAAAAGAAGAAATGGAAAAAGATAATAAAGATGAAGATGATAAAGACATGATGGACAAAGAAAAAGAAAAAGAAATGGAAGACAAAGAAAAAGAAAAAGAAATGCAAGATAAAGACAAAGAAGAGAAAATGGAAGAAGAAGATAAAGAAGAGAAAATGGAAGATGAGGAAAAGGAAAAGAAAAATTCACAAGGCGAAGATTGCGATTGTGAAGAAGAACTAGAAGTTTGTGATGATACTTGCAATGATGTTAAAAATCATGAATTAGAACAAACATTTAACATAAATGGTGTAGAAATTTTTTCTACTGGTGTTTGGAATGGTGATAAATACACTAAAAAAGATTTAGAAGGCATGATTACTAATTTTGATAAAACTGGTTTTGAACCACCTTTAAAATTAGGACATAATGAAGAACAACCAGAAATGAAAGATGGAGAACCTGCATTAGGATATGTTGATAAAATTTATATGAATGGAAATAAACTCTTAGCAGACTTCAAAGAGCTACCTAAAAAAGTTTATGAAGCTATGAAAAGAGGAAATTATAAAAGAGTAAGTTCCGAAATTTATTGGAATTACAAAAACAATGGTTCTGTACTTGATAGAGTACTGAAAGCCGTTGCCTTACTTGGTTCAGAAATCCCTGCAGTTACTAACCTTGAAGCAATTGAAGGTTTATATAGTAAAGATACTGGAACTGGCGAAGTAAAAAAACACTATACTGGAAAGGAGAGTGAGCTTATGGAAACTGATATCACAAAAGAATATCAAGAGCTTCAAAGTCGCAATAAAGCACTTGAAGAACAATGCCAAAAAGCCAATGCTGAATTAGAAGAAATGAAAAGCAAACAAAAAGATGCAAGAATTTCTAAATTTGTTTCATCACAGAAAGAAGCAGGAAGAATCTTACCTTCTTTTGAAAATGAAATAACAGCATTATTAAGTTCTGCTACCGAAGAAAAAGTCTACTCTTATACTAAAGAAGAAAATAAGGTTGAACTTTCACAAATCGATTTAGTAGAAAAAATAGTATCATCTCTACCAGAATTAATTAACTTTGCAGAAGTAAGTGTAGATGGCGAGTATATCGTTGATAGACAACCTTACACAAATGCTGGTGATGAAGTCGCAAGAAGAATGGAACTTTATCAACAGAAAGGTAAAGCTAAAAGCCCTTCAGAAGCAATGGAATTAGTTCTTAAAGAAGATGAACAATTAAAAACAGATTATTATAATCAACAATAAAAACAGGAGATAGGAAACAATGTCACAAAAAACATATATATCAATGGTCGCTAGAGAAGATTTATCAGATGCCCAATATAAAATTTTAAATGTTCATGATGCAAACGGAGTTAAACTAAGAGTTGCCGCAGGAACAGGTGTATTAGGAGTTCTAGATAACAAACCAAAATCTGGCGAAAATGCTACTGTCGTTGTTGCTGGATTAACAAGATGCTTTGCAGGTGCTACAATTACTGCTGGTAGTTTCATAACTGTTACTGCAAGTGGTACTGCAACTGCTGTTGCTTCTGGACAATATATGCTAGGTAAAGCAATCACAGGTTGTGCATCTGGTAGTAACTTCCAATTGTTAATTCAACATAATGGTTTTAGAGGATAATAAAAATTAAAGGAGATTTAATATGCCAATAACAGCAAGAGATGTCCATATTGATAGACCGTTATCCAATTTAGTAGTTGGATTCGAACCTCAAGGGACAATAGTACAAAACTTTTTACCAATCGTTAATGTTAATAAACAAAGCGATTTGTATTTCAAATATGAAAAAGGCGATTTCTTTAGAATTCCAAGTTCTACTGAAAGAGCACCAAAGACTAAAGGAAGAACAACACATTTTAATGTAAGTTCAGAATCATATTATGCAACTAACTATGCTTTAGTTGATGAAATGGATTTTGAAACTTTAGTTAACCAAGATGACCCATTAAAACTAAAAGAGAAAGGAGCAAGAAATCTTGTTAACCTTTTAATGTTAGATATGGAAAATAGAATTGCTTCACAAACAAGAAGTGTTTCTAATATGGGTTCTGGTTCAACAGTTGCATCAAAATGGAGTTCATCCACAGCAGGAACATCCGACCCATTTGGAGATATTGCATTAGCTAAAAATACAATCAGAAGTCAAACTGGTTATGATGCTAATACAATGATTATCGGTAGAGAAGCATATAATGCTTTAGTTCGCCATGCAGATATTTTAGATAGAATCAAATATGTGCAAAGAGGTGTTGTAACAGCAGATTTACTTGCATCTTTATTTGATATACCAAATGTTTATGTTGGTAATTCAATCATAAATACAGGCGAAGAAAATCTAGCAGATAGTTTCTCAGATGTATGGGGTGATGACACAATTATTGCTCATTTTGCACAACCAGAAACAGATGGTAAAAACCCTTCACTTATGTATGGTTTTAGATGGACTAACCCATTATTCGGTTCGCCAATGGCAGTCGAAAGTTGGGATGACCCAGACCACAGAAACTTTACAAACTTGAGAGTTCAATATTATCAAGATGAAAAAATCACTGCAAAAGATTTAGGATATGTCCTTAAAGACTGTGCTTAAACCAATGCAAAATCAAAGTGGGGTTATTAAGTTAACCCCCTTTGTAACTGATGTAGTATCAGCATCACTTAAAAAATATAAAACTGATAAAGCTAAACAGAAAAAGAATTGTCATTTTACTAAATATGTATTATATTATTGATGTAAAGAGATTCTAAAATTGTTTAGATAACGAAGAAAGCTAAGAGATTAGCACTACTCTTTACTGATTACCATGAGTAACATAGAAAGGTGGCGACCAACGCAATATCCAGATTATTTAGTATCCGATAAAGGTAGAGTAAAATCCTTAAAACTTTATAAAGGACAACATTTTAGAATATTGGCACAGAACCCAGATAAAAATGGTTATATGTCAGTTACTTTATATCCAAATAAAAAATATATAAAAGCAAAAGTACATAGATTGGTTGCAGAAGCATTTGTGCGAGGAAGAACCAAAGAAAAAAAATATGCTTGTCATAAAGATGGTAATAATCAAAATAATCATTGGACAAATCTAAAATGGGCAACACCAAGTGAAAATGTTTTAGATATGAAAAAACATGGAACAAATAAACAATGGTGGACATCAGAAAAAAATGTTGCAAGAAAATTAAAATTACAATCTATAAGAAGAATAAAAAGAATTTTAAAAGAAGATACATCATGGGGTGTGCAATCTCGTTTGGCGAGAGAATATAATGTTGCTCCTAAAACAATAAATGATATAAAGAGAGGTAAAAATTGGAAAAACATAAGTTAGATATAACTATATTTTGTGCTGGTATGGAAGTGAATCCAGAAACTTTAAAAGAAAAATCATTGGGTGGAAGTGAAACTGCTGGAATATCAATGGCACATGAATTAGCAAAATTAGGACATCATGTCTTATTATTCTGTAATACAAAAGAAACTAAAAAATATAAAGGTGTGCAATATCTGCCTATGCAAGATTTTCAAGCATATGCAACTTCATGTCCACATGATGTATTAATTGGGCAAAGAATACCAGAAGTATTTAGAGCTAAATTACAATCAAAAATAAATATATTATGGCAACATGATGTGGCTTTAAAACAACAAAGGAAAGAATTTCATGGCTCATTATGGAATCTTGATAAAATATTTTGTTTAAGCGATTGGCAAATACAACAATATAAAGATATTTATCAAATAGATTGTGATGATTTATTTTATAAAACTAGAAATGGTATTAACTTAATACCACAACCAGATAATTCTAAAAGACAAGCAAAAAGACTTGTTTATACAAATAGACCAGAAAGAGGAATGGACAATTTATTATTTCATATAATGCCAAAATTATGGGAGAAAGACCCAGAAATAGAATTATGTTTAGCAGGTTATGATAATACACATCCTAATATGGAACAATTTTATAATTCATGTTTTGCTAAGATTGCAGAATATCAACAGCAAGGTCGTAAGATTGCACATTTAGGGGCATTAAATAAAAATGAATTATATGAATTATATAAAACTGCAACATTATATGTTTACCCAACTGCATTTCACGAAACAAGTTGTATAACTGCTATGGAATCACAGATGTGTGGAATACCCATGATTACTTCACATATTGGTGCATTACCAGAAACTTTATGTAATGAAGGCAATATTTTAATTTATGGCGATTATAAAAATGAACCAGAATATAATGATGTTTTTGTTGAACAGACATTAAATTTATTAAATGACCCAGAAAGAATAAAAGAAATGCAAAAAAAGGGTTTTGAAAAAGCAAAGCAATATCGTTGGGATGAAATGGCAAAAGATTGGGAAAATCTATTTATGAAAATCTTTCATGAAAAAACTATGAATAAAAACAGATTATGTAGACATCTATTAGAAAGAGAAGATATAATGGCTTTAAAACAGGTTGCTAGAGCAGATTTAAATGGGTATACAGAGGTTTTAAAAAATTATTCATATATTGAATCAAAACATGATTATAGAGCCAAATATATCGAATTAGGACAAGAATATGCAGAAGTGGAACAAAATATAGAATTAAGAAATTATGCAAGAACAAATCTAGCATTAGAAGATTTTAAAACCCTAAATAAAAAAGATAAGCCCAGAATATTAGATTTTGCAAGTGGCATCTGTAATGAATCAATACAATTAGCTAATTTATTTGATGCTGAAATAGATTCTGTAAATATATCAGATGCTGAAACAGAATTAGGGGAAAAGATGATTGAAAAATATCTTAAAAGGGGTGAAGTCAATCAGATAATAGGGCATGATGTTGATTGTTTAAATGGGCATTATGATATGGCATTTTTTGGCGAAATATTAGAACATCAACCAAACCCAGATGAATTTATAAAGCAATTCGATAAAGTATTTAAGAAAGATACAATTGTTGTTATAACTGTGCCATTTGGATTATGGGAAGATAAAAGATATGCACATCTATGGAATTATGAAAGATATGATTTAGCAGAAATGTTTAAAGATAAAAAAGACCTGCAAATTAAAATGGTTTCAGGTGGAATAAATATGGATAAACAACAACAATTAGGTTGGTGGGTTATAACTTATATTCATGATAACAAACCAGTATATCCAGTAGATATAAAAAGAAAATTAGTGATACAGAATCCAAGAGAAACTGTTTCTGTTTGTATGATAGTTAAGAATGAAGAAAATATGTTGCATAGATGTTTAAAATCTATAAGACCAATTGCAGATGAATTAATAATAAATGATACAGGTTCAACAGATTCTACATTAGAAATAGCTAAACAATATAATGCAAAAATAATAAATGGTGAATCACCATTAGAAATTGGCTTTGATAAAGCAAGAAATGAATCAATCAAATATGCTAAATCTGACTGGGTTTTATGGTTAGATGCTGATGAAGAATTGTTAGATACAAATCATATCTATAAATATTTACGACCAAATATATTTGCAGGATATTCCATCAAACAACACCATTTTGCAGTTGATGCTGGAGATACCAAAATAGATACACCAATTAGATTGTTTAGAAATAATCGCTCAATAGTATTTTATGGCTTTGTGCATGAACATCCAGAAGTTGAAGGACAAATGAATGATGGAGTTGGAATCAGTACATTACTTGGAGATGTGAATATAGCACATGATGGATATTTTTCCGAGAATAGAAGAAGGGGAAGATTCGCAAGAAATATAAATTTAATGTTTAAAGAATTTGAATTACATCCAAATAGACTTTTAACAAGATTCTTGATGCTGAGAGATTATTGCCATATTGCAAGATATGAAAAAGAACAGAATCAAAATCAATTAACACCAAAAGCAATAGAATGTTTGGAAAAAGCAATAGAAATATATAAAGATTCTTTTTTAGAAAAACCTAGTAATTATAATGCAGAAGCATTATTGTTTTATTCTGAAGCATTAATGCAACTTGGAAAAGGTTTAGAATATAGATTTAATATCAATATTGGACAACATCAAATACAACCAGATGTCCAAGATACTGTATGCAGATTCGAAACTTCGGAAGATTTTATGAAATATCTAAAAAATATAATTGAAGAAAAAAAAGAACCCTATACTGGAATATTCATATAATTAAAAAAATCGACCCGAGAACCCTTATAAACAAAGGGTAAAACAATTTGTGTATATCTTATTGACATTTATATATAATCCTTCATACTATAACCATGATGATAAACAATCAAGAA